GGTTCGGCTGGTTTAGCAGCCACATCATACACCGTGTCATCGTCTTCAAAAAAATGTTTAAATGGTTTCATATTCCTGCAGGATACCTTTGTGGATTGGTCTCATGTTGAAATCGTGGATCGTTTTTTGTACCTAAAGCACTTACATAAGCTTGCTGCCATTCATCTAATCCAGCCTTCTCTCCTAAGTCATCTTTTGAGAACATAAGATCATATGATTTGATAATCAAGTCATTTAATTTAGATATAGTCTCATCATTACGTAAAGTCTTAAAAGCTAAATTCTCAATAGAAAACTCTCCTTTACCAACAAGCCCTTGTTTACGCATTCTCACAATCTTATCTTTTAATTTTTTAGCACGCTTATTAATAAGAGCAAATTCTTTTGCATCACTAATATTATCTAATACCTCCTCTAAAAGATCAAGTTCTTTTTTAAACTCAGAAGCTTTCTTTTGAACGTCTCTGTGATCTATTTCCGGTGGATCGTGAACAGGTTTTTTAATCCATCTATTACCTTGTAAACTAAATAAACCGGAAGCCACATGAGGTTCATGAATATCTTGAAAATATAATTCCACCTCATGATTATTAAATTCGATATCGTGTCTTAAATTCCATATAAATCTCTTTCCATCTAACGCTCTCTTTACTATAGATTCATCTTTATTTATATTTGCGAAGTCTAATAATATATGAACATCGAGATCTGAATAATCAGAATAATTAAAATTCGCCAACGAACCTGTCAATTGTATATCGTCTACCATTTCAGGTTTAATATGTTCATCATCACTTATAAAATCATCTACAATCTTAAGTATAGATCCTGATATATCTTCTCTAAATTCATCATTATTCCAAAACTCAGGATGTAAAGTATCATTATAATACGTCTTTTGTTCAAAATAATTTTTAAAAGACTCTTTTCTCTTAACCCATTTCTTTTTCTTCTTAGTACTACCCTTACCTACTTTATAGCCAGTACTTTTGGAACAAATAGCATACGCAGAGGATTTATCTTCTCCTTGCTTCTGAACTTTTTTAACGCATCTGTCAAGCTTCGCTGGCATTTAATTATTTATACAGGCATAGAATGAAATACTGGATGATACTCCTCTTCTTTATCACATTCCCCATAAAAATAATTATCTAGCTGCTCTAATAATCTAACCTTAGCCACCTGTAAATCAACTTCGTACCATTCATTCTTTATTTGTTTTGCAAAATTCTCCATTTGTTTTTTTATATTCTGTTCAGCTTGAAGATATGCTGGATGTTTTATAGAATATATAATCTCATAGTCTCTAAAGGGAGAGCCTGTTTGATATGTTTGCAAACGAGCGTTTAAATTACGAGTTGTACCTACTTTCAACCAACCAGGCCAGGATTTATTAGTAATGATATATAAATATCCTGGTGATGTCACAGACACATAATTATTTATGTATCCAGAGATGTTTTACTATGCTGATGGTGCTTCTTTCTCCCAAGTGTTAGTTTTGTCATTAAAATGACGAGTAACATCACCGGTTACAGGGTCAGTTGCAAGAGCTGCTCTTACTTCTTTCTTTTGACCAATTTTATTAGCAAACGACCAGCCAGTACCTAGAATACTAGAAGTACCGCCTAATATCATAGTAAAACTATCAGTTGTAAGTGAACCCTTTGCAATTAACACACCACCAACAATTGTAGCAACATGTCGTAATAAGCCTCCAATCTCTTTCTTATAATTACCAACAAATGTGACAATCTTTTTCATATATAGTTATTTATATAAAAATCAATTAAATACTTATATGGAGTCGCCCGGGATGTCGCCTACTCAAATAGAGGAGGTAGCAAAAACCCTTATTGGACACTATGGATGGATATTTATTGCAAGTCTAGCGTTATTAATATTCCAATCAAGTCTTAAAAAGCTGGCGGCGGGTCTATTTGTGTTTTGGGGTAATGATTATAAGACTGATGATACAGTATACGTAGATGGCAAGCCCGGTCGTATTATACGTGTAGGTATAACTAAAACAGTCTTCTTTATCTATGATGTCATCGACGGTCAAGTGATTGGAGGTAGTAAACTTGTCGTACAGAACGAATATTTAGGTAAATTAAAGATAGAAAAGCCTTTATGTCAATTAGACTTAAGTAGATACAATGGAATAAAGAAAAGGGATTAAGCAACCACTACTTCTGGTTCAGACACCTTAACTTCTTGTAAATTAGGTATTTCACATGCACCGCCACCACAAGCAACTGTTTCTTGTACCTCTGTTGTGTCTTCTTTTTCTTTTAAAGCTTTATAATTTATAGCTATATACTTATCAACAATATTATTCCATCTTATCTCATCTTTTTCATCGATTATTGACTCTAACGGCGCCTGTTCATACAATTTATCACCAATTTTAGGCAATAATGATACTGCTCCAAAATATTTCTTATTATCATACAAGAATTTAAACACTCTGTCCCACTCATCATCCCTTACTACTACAGTACAACTAACATTATGTTCAATATTATTAGTATTTGCTTCAGTAGTACCTGGAATGACCCAATTCTGTTGAGTTGATTTAATGTACTTCAAATGCTGCAAAGCAGTTATATGATCTTTAATTAAAGCCTTGTCTGAGATCTCAATAGGAAATGTTATCACATCATCTGTCTTATTGGCTGACCATACACTCTCCTCACACATATGTTTATTGCTTTTCTTAAAGTGCTTATACACTGGGTCGAGTTTATTACATTGAATACGTCGAAAATACTTTCTACTATGATGAGGATGTATTCCTGATGCACTACCTAGTACTAATGAAGAAGTACCTTCTGGTTTAATACACGTAATCCTAGCGGCCTGATTAACGCTTAACTTCTTGGCCCAAGACTTATTAACTCTAACAGAAAACTCAGCTCCTTCTTTCTGATACTCTGGATTTAAAAGGACCTTAGGGTTATCCATTATACCAGTAATAGACACACCTAACAATGCCTCTCCTTCTGTTAATTGCTTAGACGCAGGCCTCAAGTAATCAAAATCAGAATATGCTGCTTGTAAAGTACCTACAATTGTTGCTGCCTTTACTGCATCTAAAAACTTAGCCTTAGTATCAATCTTAGCACCGTTAATAGATGTTAAATTACAAAATTGAACACCACATACACCATCTTTAGTGACAGGTATAAAGCCTATCTCAAAGCAAGGGTTATATAATTGCCATGGATGATTACCAAATACAAAACCAGGCTCACCAAACTGTCTTGTCTTATTAAGAATGTCTGTAAACTCTTCAAATGTAGTTTCATCTCTTAGAAGTAAAACACTATTGTTACTTCTAGCGCGCTGCGGCTCAATGTGCACCCAGCTTATACGTTTCTTCTTTATTACTTCATTATACTCATATTCAATTAATTCAACTTCATACTTCTTTTTATTAACT